GAGTAATAGGATCGGAAGACAAAGTAGATAATTGTGATTACCCAGACATGTGGGGTACTATGCTATTCAGAAAAAATATGATAAGATACTTGGACCCAAAATTAGATCATCCAGGAAAACAACTAAAAGATTGGATTCAGGATGGAACAAATATTAGGGCAGTAAGACCAGGCGGACGATATATGGATATCGGAACCTTAAGAGGACTTAAACAGTTATATAAGGAGATGGACAATGCTTAAACCAGTATTCCCAGATATAAAAGAGTTTAGATGTCAAGACCTATATTTACTTACGGTTGGTACAGAAGCAGGTAGAGAGATTTGGGATACCTGCCATGAAATTGCACACATGTTGGTCAAAAAAAATATTGCCTACGGCAATTCAGCTCTTGAACCTGTTCGTATATTTTCAAAGGCGGGACCAAGAGAACAACTCCATGTCCGCATTGATGATAAATTAAATAGATTAATGAAGGGCACAGAATATCCAGGCGACAATGATATTGATGATTTAATTGGATATTTAGTACTTCTCAAAATAGCAAAAGCTAAATCTTCCGAATCTTAGTCAACTAAGATGGTATAATATCTATATATGGACATTGAATTAGCTGATCATTATGATCGCATGAATAAAGTAGTTTCAGAACTTCTCAAGGGCAGCACACCAACCCAGATTGCTACAATAACGGGTTTTAAACGAGGGGAAGTTGTAGAGTATATAGACGAGTGGAAACAGGTTGTCAGAAACGATTCTACGGCTCGTGATAGGGCAAAGGAAGCCATCTCTGGGGCAGACCAACATTACGCTATGCTTATCAAAGAGGCCTGGAAGACCGTAGACGACGCCGACCAGGCGGCACAATTAAATGTAAAGGCGACGGCTCTTAAGCTAATTGCAGATATTGAGGCCAAAAGAATTAATATGTTGCAAGAGGTTGGGTTATTAGATAATCAAGAGCTGGCGTCACAAGTTGCAGACACAGAGCGAAAGCAAGAAATCCTTGTAAAGATATTAAAAGAAGTAACTGCATCTTGTCCCAAATGTAAATTAGATGTAGCAAAAAGACTTTCTCAAATTACGGGAGTAGTCGAACCAGTAGTAATAGAAGTAGAGGAATCCAGTGGGTCTTAATTTTAATGATCTCATTGATATTTTAGATGGAGAGGAATTTGATGAAAGACCAGTCGACTTACGAACATTTGTCACAAGCCCAGAGTACCTCGGACTCCCTGAACTTTCGGAGCACCAGTATATACTCATTGAGAAGAGCAGCCAGATCTACAAAGAATCAACCCTTATTAAGCTCTTCGGAGAAGACGAAGGCAAACGAAGATTTAAACAAACCTGTAACGAAGTAATTGCTCAATTAGGGAAAGGAAGTGGAAAAGATTACTGCTCCACTATATCGGTATCGTATATAGTTTATTTACTATTATGCCTAAAAGACCCTGCTACATATTATGGTAAACCGCCTGGAGACTCAATAGACATTCTTAATGTTGCCATTAACGCACAGCAGGCAAACAATGTTTTCTTTAAAGGATTAAAAACACGTATAGATAGAGCCCCATGGTTTGTGGGCAAATATGAGTTAAAGGCGTCAGAAATTAAATTTGATAAAAGTATTACAGTGCATTCTGGACATTCGGAGCGTGAAGCCTGGGAGGGATATAACGTAATTGCTGTGGTGCTTGATGAAATATCTGGATTTGCTACAGAAAATACTACTGGGCATGACCAAGCTAAAACAGCAGATGCGATATATGACACATATCGTGGATCTGTGGTATCACGTTTTCCCGACTACGGAAAAGTTATCCTTCTATCATTTCCCCGATTTAAAAATGATCCAATACAAAAATTTTATGATTCTGTGGTTGCGGAAAAAGAAACTGTGATTAGAAGTAAAACTATGAAAATGGACAACGACCTACCAGATGGTACAGAGGGTAATGAGGTAACTGTTGAATGGGAAGAGGATCACATTATTTCATACCTCATACCAAAAGTTTATGCATTGAAAAGACCCACATGGGAAATAAATCCAACAAAAAAGATTGAAGATTTTAAGGTAGAGTTTTACAAAAACATGCCAGACGCACTGGGTAGATTTGCCTGCATGCCACCCGAAGCGGTAGATGCATTTTTTAAGTCTCGTGAAAAAATAGAAAAAGCCTTTAGCAATATGTCTTTGGCGGTAGATCAATTTGGAAGACTTGAGAACTGGTTTATACCAGACCCAGATAAAGAATATTTCCTTCATGTAGACCTAGCGCAAAAGCACGACCACTGTGCAGTTTCAATGGCACATGTTCAAAAATGGGTTAATGTAAAGGTTACTGATACATATTCCCAACCTGCACCAATAGTAGAAGTAGACGCAGTTAGATATTGGACACCAACTGCAGATAAGTCTGTTGATTTTACCGAAGTTAAAGATTATATATTGGGACTAAGATCTGCTGGATTTAATATAAGGGTGTGTACATTTGACCGATGGAATTCACACGACATGATGCAACAATTAAAACAATACGGAATTAACACAGAAACCTTATCGGTGGCAAAGAAACATTATGACGATATGGCTATGGTGGTTTTAGAAGAAAGACTGCATGGACCGCACATTCAATTACTAGTAGATGAATTACTTCAATTAAAGATAATGAGGGACAAAGTTGATCACCCAAGAAAAGGGTCAAAAGACTTGTCTGACGCCGTTTGTGGATCTGTATATAATGCAATAAGCAGAAGCAAGTTTGATATATATGGTGAAGTAGAGGTTCATACATACGACTCTTACAATAGAGATAACGAGGAAGAAGAGTTTGTCCAAAATATGATACGGGCACCCAGAATGCCACAAGAGTTGGCAGATGCATTGGATAGAATGGAAATAGTATGAGTATATATCAAGATAAAGCTAAACAATGTAAGTGTTGTGGCAAGCATGTCCCCTTGCCAACAGTTTTAAAAGAATATAATGGAGTATGCTTATGCCCTACAACATTCTCAAATGTGATAGAATATAAGAGAATATGGACGGCAGCAGGCAAGAGGCCACCAGGAAGTGTAAGAAAACACTTTTCTGATTATGTGCAGCAATTAGTAGAAGAAACTATTGACAAAAAGGAAGATGGTACGCTACATGGATAATTTTGACGACCAAAGACTTGACCATTATATAAGTATTGGAGCCATAGAGGTTGCTGGAATAGACGGTGATGGAGAGTTTATATATGAAATAACTGAACGGGCTAGGGTAATAGCCCCAGAGCTATGGCTGGCACACGAACAGCATGTCGACAGTTCTTTAATCAAGATGTTTGAAATGGGCTTAGTAAATCTAACTTATAATGAAAATCTAGAGGCGCATTTAGAGCTAAACGAAGAGGGCAAAAAGAGATCAAAAGAATTTGGTATAATTGAAATGAGCAGAAAAAATTTGCCAAATGACTAGCATTTGCTATAATATATGTGGGTCGCCGATAGGGGCCCATATATTAATTTATTCGCTTAAAGGAGGAATAAAATGGTAACAACATTTGCTATGGATCTTTTCAGAGATCCATTTTTTATTGGCTTTAACCGTGAAGTAGAAAGACTAAATAATATCCATCGTGAGGCTACGGCCCAGTCTTTCCCGCCATACAATATTGTCAAGGTAGACGATGACTCATATCGCATATCTTTGGCGGTGGCAGGATTTGACAAGAAGGATATTGAACTCTCAGTAGATAATCAAACCCTTATTGTTAAGGGTGAGGTTCTTGCAGAAGAGACAGGAGAAATTCTTCACAGAGGAATCGCTGCTCGTAAATTCACACGCACATTTGCGCTTGGTGAATATATGGAAGTAATTGGAGCCGAATTCAAGAACGGAATGCTATATATTGATGTAGATCGCATTGTTCCTGAAGAGAAGAAGCCTAAAACCATCAAGATTAAATAAATAGTATAATAAAGATCTGCACCCCGTCACTGGGAAGTCGCAGATACGGGCATTGCAGCCCAAGAATCCGCCTGAGCATGCGGTTAAACTGCTCTTTAAAATTAAGGAGAAAAATGTTTGAGTATAGGGTAAAGAATGTGTCAAAGGTCGTTGACGGAGACACAATTGATGTTGACATAGATCTTGGCTTT